CATCTACAGAGCTTACTGTGACATCACTATACCCTACGCCTATGCCAATGTCAAAAATTCTACGACGTGGATATTTTAACTTCCTGGTAGGTACTTTTAACAGCTCTACTTTTACAGACTCTTCTTTGGTTAGATTAGCACCTTGAATCTTATTGATTCTATAGTAATGTCCATCTACAAAGATCTTATCGTTAAGCTTGATAGTAGGAATATCAGTAGGCTTTAATGCTATGTTTACAGTTACTAATCTAGAGTCTATATCATAAAGCTCATTAACGTATTCTGCCCAGTAGGTATAGAATGCATCTCTAGGTGTTTGAGCATTTACAAATTGCTGGTGATATTCTACGTGATTAAGATTACCGAAATGTAGGTCCAAAGAAGTACTAGTAGCAGGTAATTCGTTTACGTGGTGGAATACAGGATAGTAGCTTTGAGAGTAAGGAGTATCTAGCTCATCACTCATCCACCATACACCTTGTGTTATTGTACCAGAAGCTCCTAGGTTGAATATTCCAGAAAGATCAAACAATTGATTATTCTCTTTCTTACCTAAGTAATAAAGTAATCTAGGGTTAAATACTAATCTAGTCTTTTCACCACCAGGACCATCTGCTGCATAGATCTGAGGTACAATAAAATCATTAGTACCTTCGATATACCTCATTGGTGTAGGAGAGAAGTAAGTACCTACAGACCTTTCTCCAGTAGCTAAATCACTATCACTAAAATACTCTAAGTCACCAAAAGTCTTTTTACGGAAGTCCTGACTATACTTGTTAAAGTAGTCTTCATCAGGCTCATCACTGAAGTAAAGTTTTTTAGGATTATCTTGCAAAGGATGAGAAATCTCAAACTTAACACTTCTATCAACTTTATCAGTCCAGTCTTTTTGTATACCGTTATCTTTCCATACATCGAAAGTCTCAATACCTATAACGTTCTGTTCGTCTCTTCTAGGTTCTAATACTAGGTTAAACTTCTGAATAACACCAGCTAGGAAGTCTGTTACCTTTTGATCACTAGGGAATAGCTTACCCATAGACACAGTACTACCTTGGTAAGAGGTAGGTCCTTGATACATTTGGAAGTATGTCTGAGGAGTAGCAGCATAGAACTCTAATATCTCAGAAGCGTATGTACCAGTAAACTGTACGTATAATTCTACAGTATCGCCAGCTGTTAATGCTACGTTATTCCAGTTAGCACTTATAATACTACTGTAACTTGTGATAGGAGGTAAAGTACCTAAACCTGTATAGTTAAAGAATCTCTCAGTACCTTGAATCTTAACACCATTCTTGTATATAGCTAATACGATATTTCTGGCTGTAAATGAATTTAGGTTACTGATAGTAAAAGGTAGTACGGCAGCAAAAGAATAGTTACCTGTAGCACCAGCTGTAAATTCACTAGTACTGGTATCCCATCTATTACCGTTATCATATGTCTCAGCACTAAAGCTTACCTTATTCCAGGTAAACGATGGAGGAGTAAATTGCTGACTTGCAGTAGGGTAGGCAGAGAAAGACTGTGATACTGGAGATACAAAAGAACCTGCTGTTCTAGATTCATCCTGAGTAGCAAGTACATATATATTGCTTACATTAGCACTATCTAAGAAAGAAGAAGAATACGTATAGTCGGTATTTTCAAAGATCTTATCTACTACAGCTTTTAGTCTGATAGCAGGCTTAAAGTCAATAGGCTTTAGAGGAGTAGTCTCATTAGTAAAAGAGTTAAGTCCTCCACCATTAACTAACTGTACAGCATCTGGATCGTTATCTTCTACTCCATACTCGGCTAGAGGATAAACGATATCACCGTTAAATAAATCTAAATCCCAAGATGAAGAGATATTAGTATAGGTTAGTTCGTGATCGTATTCTGACCAATCTAGATCACCAAATGTCTTATCTAAGACCTGATACTTAAAATCTACAGTCTCGTTTACTACTATAGCATTATAGACAGTATCTCCTCTCTGATCTGTTACTACGGATTCTAAGTATATCTTACCGTTGAAGATCTCTTGACCATCCACCAGCACCTGGCAAGGTAGAGTCTTGATAAAGCTACTAGCCGGGCTAGCACCTATGTTATCTAGGTTACCGAAGTATTGTTGGTTGTTGTCTGTACCAGGGAGGGAAAACTTCTGAGAAGATATACCAAAGACCGTACCTATCTCACCGCTCTCAATTGCAGAGATATCCAGTCTAAACGACTCTTCATTGTATAGATCTAAGTCGTACTTCTCTTGGTTGTCGTTATATGCTCTTAATATAGTAGCCATATTATCTTCTAGGTCTTAGCTGATTAGCGTATTCAAAGTTAAATGAGTACTGGAATACTTTCTGAGATCTAGGGTTAGTCTTCTCAGTTGCTGCAGCATCACTGATAACTACAGGTAAGAAATTCGTACCCTCTTGTACGTATACGTTAGTGCTAAAGAATAACTCTCTTAACCAATCAGCCTCAGCCTGTGTTAGGATATCTGTAGTAACGTTTTTACGCTGAGTGGCTTTGTTATAGAATTGACTAGAACCTCTTCTAGAAAGGTCGTAAGTAACAGTACTAGTACCTGTACCATAATCTACAAAAGACTGCTGGTATGCATTTCTCTCAATTTGTACGCCACTGTTTATAGCTAGTTTAGCTGTGTAATAATCCCATACACCAAACTCATTCTTCCAGGCAAATCTAACTCCTTCAGAGATACACTCGGCATCATCTTTCTCAAAGGTCATTTGACCGAATACTGCATTATCGTTATCTAGTCCGTCATCACCAGCTCCTATTAGGATTACTGTATAAGAGGCCCAGGCAGCATTTAAAGTATTACCTCCATCAGCTAGGTTTTGAGGACCTACACCTATATGTATAAGTCTAGTACCTGAAGTCTGATTAGCTGCTACTGTACTCCATAAGTCGTTAGCAATTACTTTAGGACCACCTCCATTAGCTACTATATTTTCTAAAGTGACATTCTGTATAGTAGTACCGGCAGCATTCTTTATATCGAATTTAACATAAGATATATTCTGAGCATATACATCACTATCTACAAAGTTACCGTTATAAGCAGAGATAGTAACATACTCACCATCCTGTGCCTTTTGTGTAGTAGGAGCATTACTTAAAACTACCTGATGACTGAAGGTATTATATACGTCAGCTTGTTCAGGATAGTAGTAAGAGGAACTAGCAAAGTTCCAATACCCTGCATTAGGTTCTACTAGACCGTCTGAAAGATAGGTAGCATAACTACCAGACTTAGCAGGTGATCCAGAGACTGCAGCTACACCGTTATACAAAGTAACAGATCCAGAAGTAGAAGTACCATACTCCTCTCCAAATGCTACCCAGAACTCTTTACTGCTTAAAGAAGAGGTTGCAAACTCTGCTGTCTTCCAAACATTATCCGACTCTAGATAGTTGGTAATGATCTGACCTACGTTGAATACTCCGTACCCTTGAGGTGAAGGCTGTTGCTTAACTCTCTGTAGTACTGTCTTATTTTCATCCTGGATATCACATACATACTGGAATTGAGGTTGAGCCTTTTGAGTAGAGTCAACTTCAAATAATAAGTCTGCATTAGACATATTAGGAGATGTAGGTGATTGTGAAATAGTGATAGCCATCTTACGATTGTGTTACTTTTGAATCTGGGAATGTTTTCTGTAGATGCTGTACAAAGTCTTCCATACCTCCTTTAGCTCCGGCTTCTGCTAATTCGTCTGAGAAGTTATTGATAGCATACTCTATACTGTTGTCAATAAAAGGACTAGCTTTGATACCTTTCTTGGCAATCGATTTAGCTATAGCCCAGGCTAGTTGTGTTTGAGTAAATGTACCCGTCTTAATTCTACGTTGACTAATCCAGCTCTCTATAGCCTGTACCGGAGGCATTTTATCTCCTGGCCTTCTACCTGCATCTACATACACACCATATTGTGCGAATTCGATTACAGTGGCTGGACCTTCTTGAGTCTCTTCAACCCTAGATCTAATACTCTGAATCAGATTACCGGTAGCAATCTTATTATCAGATACAAGCTCATCTACCATTACATCGGTGATCTTTTCACCTAGTAATCCAAATGCCTTGGCTAGATCTTCGTTGAAGTTAGTTAGTTTCATTAGCTAGGGAAGTTGCAGTAGTTAAGAATTCCTTCGTTAATTACATTTACTGTTGCTACCCATCCGTATACTCTATCGTTAAAAGCCTCATTGACTGGAGTGATAGTGCTTAGGGTAGTATATAATGTCTGTTGGTTTGAACCGTTATTAAAGTAGCTTAGAATATCATAGATAACTTGCTCTGTATTACTCATTACCGTTAAGTAGTCTGTCTCTGTTAACTTCGGGACATCCAATGAATACAATTCAAATGCTAAGTTTCTAGTACCAGTCAAACCGTTAGGGTTAGTAACGATACCAGGAGAAGATAAAGGACGTAAGAATACGTAGTTATAATTTACATTCTGAGAAGTAGCATCTAACTTATCTAGAGTACCGTAATAAAACGTATTAACTCCTAGATGGGCAGTACATGCTGCATCAAATAAGTCTACTATTTGTTTAAACGTTTGCATTGTCTATAATTTGTTTAGCTTTGTCTGCTGTTACCTGAAAGGCTTTAGTAATCCAATCTATACTCTGTCCTCTCTTATACCAGTCAATAATCTTCTTCTCTTTATCAGTCAGTTCAATCTTTGCTTTAACTGGCTCACTTGATACGATAGCTTCGTTGTTGTTCAAGTAGCTTTCTTCTACGCTCTTCTTGTCTAGTTTTGTCTTTCTCATAAGCCAAATAATTTAATACACCAATAAAGTTTACAGCCGTGATAGACTTATCTCCTGTGACCGAAAGGATGGGTGTTGAAGCGAGGTGATAAATAGTCGCAAGCCATCCCCAGTGCTCACTGAAAGTTGTTTGGCCATCTGATTCAGCATCTCCTTCTTCTCCTTCTGGGTTTTGGTTTTGTACGAATAGATCTCTATACCTCTCAAGTGTATGTTTGCGGTTTGCAAAAAAAAACTAAGAGCTCCTAAAGCATAGGCTACTGGAATATCTTGGAAGATCTCTGCATAGTCATATCTCTTATTACTATCGTACTCCTCTACGGTGTAGTATTTTAATACGTCCTCTAGCTTACCCTGTCCTAGTCTTAAACCATTCTTGATCTTAAACTCTAGAGACTTAAAGCGATGCTTTAACACCGGACGATATAGTATAGCCATAATCTGGTCTAAATTCTCCAGTGGCTTTTTAGTTAGGTTTTCTAGATCGATATACTCACCTAAAGTCATCTTAGTGATAGGCTGGTATCCGTACAATACTCCTTCTACTTCAATGATAGGATAATATTCATAGCCAACGTCAAATAAAGCTTCTGTAACCTTATCGTACATCTTAGGTAGATCCTTGCTATGCTTTTTCTTCAATTGCTCTGAAGGTATATCACCTAGTATAGCTAACACCTCTACGATCTTCTCTGTAGAAGATAGGTGCTCTAATGAATTTACCTTTTGGTAATTCTTGATAGATAGGTATTTTGGTATTTTTAGTTCCATATTGTGTAAGTAGTTTTTTTAGATGTAATAGTGATGTATATAATTATATATCGATATATCTTATCCGAATCTAGCAGCTGTGTATTGTTGAGTATTACCAACATATATCTTACTAGCACCGCCTCCTCTTATCTCATTCCTGGCTATGTTAGCCATCCATACACTATCCACGATATCATCATGCATACCAGGAGGGTGACTAAAATGTAGTTTACCATTCTGTCCTAGCTTATAACTAAAGGAAGCAAACTCTTGATATACTTCCGGCATTAGTTTCTTACTGGGTAGTTCGATTATACCTTCTTCTATGTCTTGGATTAGTCCTCGAATGGCCTGGACCTTATTATCGTTGCTCGTAGTGAACCCTCTGATAGATCGAACGTCTCTTCGAACCTCTTCATAAATTGCACGACCAATTCCATTTGTCTCACAGTAACCGGTAATGTTTGGGAAACGTTTGAGTTCTGATATAAGTATTCTTCCAATTTCGGCAATAGGCTTTCTATTGACTCTAGTGCAGGAATAAACTCTTCCCGATGCTCCGAGAACAGTGAGGACTGTATAATCGTCAGAGATGCCGACGTCAATGCCTGCAAAATAATTCTCGCCTCTTGTAATTTCTGGCCATCCATCGAGTATACATACATTATCTAAGTTCCTAAATACGTCATTTCCACCATCCACAAACTCAGCCATATACTCCTGTCTAAAGATATCCTCAGGTAAGCTTCTTCTCTGTTCTTCTATGAACGATAAATCTACATAGGTGTTATCTGTAGAGATACCTTGAAAGGAAATATACTGATCGTTAGCCTGTATACCTCTCAGGTAATAATTATAGAACCAGTTACCCTTACCCTTTGGAGTAGAGATAACCAAACACTTTTTACCAATAGCTGTTAGGGTAGGTAGTATAGCTGCCGTTAGAGCTTCTTCTCTGATATAAGCAGCCTCATCTATGATTAGGTAGTTAAAACTAAAACCACGAATACTGTCTGGTCTTTCAGCTGATAGGAATTGTATAGTACTGCCATTTACAAACCTCATAGTAAGGTCTGCTTTGTTTGAACTCTCTACTATGTCTTTACAGGCATTTAATATCTCTCCAAAGACCTTCTTACCCTGATTATAGATTGGACTAATCCAGGCTCCTCTGCTACCACTGTTATTTAAAAGCCAGTATACTAGTAGATTGCTTGCAAGTAACGACTTGCCGAATTGACGACCAGTGCTAACGATACCAAACTTATGATCACTATCACTAAAGCTCTCGATAACTTTTCTCTGACCGTCATGAGGACTGAATAATTTAACGGTTAGTTCCATTCGGTTTTAATCTCTGTAACCTGTATATCGGCCTGAATCTTCTCTATATCATTACCGGTATATTTCATGATCTGATCTACGGCTCTCTGTCTAACCTTCTCATCCTCTGAGGCTAATAGTTCTATAATAGTAAGAACGGCTGGAGTTAATTGTTTGTTTAATAACTCTCTCCAACCTTCTTTGTATTTCTCTCCAGCCTGTGCCCAGTATAAGGTGTAAGTCTGTTCTGACTTATCGCTATAATTCTCATGACAATACTTCAACCAGTCCTTAACTCCAAAAGGACGATCGGTATCAAAGCGTAGTTCATAGCACTTCTGTACTCTAAATTCTACTTCGTCTTGTGGTAATCTTGTTCCAGCCATCATTCTATATTGTTTCTATAAATATACATAGGAGCTAAAATGCATATAATTGCAGAGCTTAATGATCTCTTCTATTGTGATATCATCTGTAGGGCCGTATCGGTCCATCGTAAAATCGGGTATTCTACCTCCCAATATAACTTAAGGATCTTCTCTAGATCATACTCAAAGCCTGCCTCTTCCATCAGTCTTTCTAGCGTTACTAAGTTATTATTACTATCTACAGTCTCTACACCTCTCTCATCATGGATCTTCATCTGTCTGAATCCCATATCTCTGTATACTGATAGTACTCTGCCTTTACTTGATACAATAAATGGTACTGAGTATTCTTCTATCTCTATTGTCTTCCATTCCTCTCCGGGTAGGGCTTGACTCTTAATAAACAGATTAATTGCTCTCTTACTGCCTTCTAACCTAGTATGCATCCTTGTCTTTTCGTCAGGATAAAGTTTTGCTATGAATTTATCTGTAGGTAAATCATTATAAATTGCTAGGTCCACCTGATGAGGATCCGCTGTCCATCTTTGCTTGTTCATATAACTTGTTTATGGTCTCGTAATTTTGTTCAAAAAGCGAGGTAGTGATACGTGCCATATTCTTAAAATCACAACTGCAGCTTCTACGGTTAGGTTTATCCCAACCTCTTAAAATTCTTTCTGCTTCGTAGTACGTATCTAATACCCTGCCTTTTAATATAAGACCTAGAGCGTTCTTTTCAAACTCTTCTTTAAGAAAAATTGCTTCTTTTTGTGTCATGAGAATTTAAAGTCTGTTATTCCTGTATTGTTACCAAAAGCATCTCCGTGAGGTGTACCATGCATCTGAACCTTAGTATAGTATTCCATAGCTTTATCTTTAGCTACTTCCGGGCTATTGGTTCTACCTAACAATTCAAACTCTAACTCTGGATCATTATACTCCTGTACTGTCTTTTCTATATTAGTACTAACAATAACTTTCTTAAGCTGTACTGCATACAGAAGGTAAAACATTCCTTCCTGGTTTAACTCTTGTGCTTCCATTATCTGTTTTTAATTCTATTGTAAACTTCTGTGATAAGTGAGAACGTTTCGATGTAGTGATTCTCTTTTTGTTTTCTTTCTCTTAGACTAGCATTAGGCATCTTTTCTATAACCTTCCATTCAAAGCTCTCTTGCCCGTACTGTAGAATAGCATCCTTAAAATGCTCACTTAAGTATCTAGAAAAAGCTTTAGGGTTTTTAGAGTACATTCTCCATTCTACCTCTCTACGGTTAAATCGTGAGGTCTGACCTACGTAAACGTGATTGTTATGTTTATTTATCAACACGTATATACCTCCTCCAGCTTTACTCCAGAATTTATTCTGAGCTTTTAATTTAGCTTTATGGCCTTTAGGAGTGTAGTAATACTTGGCTTGATAGCCAGGTCTTTGCTCTCTAAACTTAGCATTAGTAATTTTATTACACGTCTTACACGAAGGCTGTTTGCCATCAGGCTTACGTGAACATTTAGAGAATTGATCTAGAGGTTTATCCTCTTTGCAGGTAATACAGTTTTTTGTTTCCATGTCCTTGTTTTATTATACATAGACAACTATTTTGAAAACAGGAAAAAATATTTACTGGTACCAATGCTCCATTCGATCTATCAAGTGACTGATAGAGTAGGCTAGTAGGGCTACAATAGCAGCTTTAAATGGATCTTGGAAGTAGATAAGACCGCCCCAGAAACCGACACATTTCGGACAGTCCAACAACCAACTAAATCTTACTTCCCTTATACCAAAGTGATCCTTTATAACCTGTATTGGCTGAAACCAGCTTGCGAACATAACTGCTAATACTGCAGCTCCTACTAACTCTACCAGTGTATTCATGATTGTAATTCTTCTAGATATTTTCTAACCTCTGTTCTAACGTCTTTTACAAACCTAGCTCTTTCTAGCTGTTTAGACTTTACCTTTCTCCCTTGCATATAATTGCGGAGAAATTCATAGCCACGTTTTAACCCTAGTCCAATACCGGACACTACCGCTAGTATTCCTAAGGTGTATATGATTATATTCACGATTTCCATTTTAATAAGTTTTACAAGCTCTCTTTAATCTATTCTTTAGAGTAGTCCATTGACGGGTAATATCCTTTTCTGGAATGTCGTACTCCTGGCATATGTCTTTTACTTTCTTACCTGAGAATATCTTTTGCTCTACTAACCATCTGTCTATCATACTGAGTTCATTATCGTAGATGTATCTAAGACATCTCATCTTACCTTCTAACTCTTCACCATCTGATAGTTCATAACTACTCTCATACTTAACCTCTCCATGAGCATTAGTAAGTTCTCTTTCTTTGATTAGAGGTCTACGATACTTACTGTAAAACATAGAGGTAGAAGATT